GCTTCCAGAGAAGTTCTTATGCGCGTCTCGTGGTCTCAGACAAAAAACAAGTACTTGCTGGTTCAACAGCGCGCTTAACGGACTCGTGCTATCATCAGCATCGTCCAAGTTGCTTCTCGAAGATATGCGGAAGAATCTTAGTAAAGAAGAAATACGAGAATTGTCCGACATGAAGGTATCTGATGTCTGTCCAAAGGAACTCTCCAAGAAATTTGTGTACGCCTATGCTCTCAAGATTCACGATGAGTTTTTACAGAACAAGAACAAAAATGAGTCAAAGAACCTCGTTGACAAGATGTTCACTCCAAAAGCCCTTCCCACTCCCGTAGCACAAGGCAAAAAAGGATATTACGCAATAGATGCCATTCACCAATTGCTGAGACGCGTCTTTCCTAACAAGGGAAGAGCCACGATCGGTATGCTCGAAGAAGCAAAACGTATTTCGAACGACACTGAGTTTCTTGTATACGACACGGTTATCACAAAACTTCACGACATCCCCCCTACGATTGCAGGAAAATTCAGACTATCGCACATATCGTACATTGTGAATCTTGAAAGAACGGGGGAATTTCACGCAGTAACTGCATATATTTGCGGAAAGCAAAAAAGCATCTATGACTCGAATAGAATGGGCCGCTTAGATATAAATTGGGAAGTTGCAAGAAATAGGAAATCAATATTAGTGTATTCCGGGGCATCCAAATTGCATAGCATTGCATATGCGTTGTACATCAAGGAATGATTACTGCTTCCATCGACTTCCACAAACGTGGCATTTTGCAAATACGGTCATAGGCTCATCCGCGCTGCGGGTCTGCATTTCGTAGTAGCTTGTCTTGCGGCTCTTGCATTTACCGCAAGAAAGCATACCGTCAGGCATGTCTGCAGGGTCCATGCTCGAGGCATCGGAAAACCTCAGCGCCCTTCGTGCTGCTGCCTCGAAAGCCTCTGTCCATTTATCAGAACAAATTTCCCATGGTTTGGCATTGACAAACCACCTGATGGAACAATCTCCAGTTTTCATCTTGTCCATCAAATCGGGTCTTAGCTTCAGATTGTATCGCACGCTGAGAATCTTTTGAGTGTAGGCGTTCCTAAATGCCAAGTTGTCCCAGTTGAGTGCCTGATCTTTATTTGTGCAAAAGTCTACCGCGTGGTTCCAAGTTGCCTTCTCAAGAAAGTTGGAAATTTTCATATCTTGAACCAAGAGGTCTATCATGTTTCTTGCCTTCTCCCTGATGTCTTCGGGAGTACTTACCGGCTTGTAAAATGGTTTTGGAGCCATGACTGCTTTTCAGCAGTCTGCTTTTTTATTAATCTCACATTTGTCGATATAGATGTATATCGACAAAACAGTCTTATTATATTTTGCATTTTTATAGTATATGCCTCGAAAAAAGTGTCCCTGTGGTAAAATACCAATATATGGTATCCCTGCCAAACATCCGGAATGTTGTATAAAATGCAAAACAGAAGATATGATAAACGTAGTTGCTAAAAAATGCCCCTGTGGTAAGCAACCTGTATTTGGTTTTATCGGTAAGCGTCCAGAATGTTGTAAAGAGTGTAAGAGTGAAGACATGGTGAATGTTAGGAAACAAAATTGTCCCTGTGGTAAGCAACCTGTGTTTGGTCTTATAGGTAAGCGTCCAGAGTGTTGTAAAGAGTGTAAAACCGATGACATGGTGAATGTTAGGCAAAAAACTTGTCCCTGTGGTAAGAGACCTTCATTTGGAATTCTAGGCGGGCAACCAGAATGTTGTAAAGAGTGTAAGTTTGAAGATATGGTTTATGTGGTAAATAAAACTTGTCCTTGTGGTAAGCAACCTGTATTTGGTTTTATCGGTAAGCGCCCAGAGTGTTGTAAAGAGTGTAAGAGTGAAGACATGGTAGATGTGTTAAGTAAGAAGTGTCCTGGGTATAATGATATACCGTGTCCGGTTATGACACAACTTCAGTATGGGAAAAGGTATTGTCTTATATGCAACCCTGATACAAAGCATAGCACCTATAAAATTGATGAAAAGGCATTTTTTAATTACCTTGATAACAATGGTATATGTATTACACAAAGAGAATATAGAATTGATTATGCATGTTTAGACATTAGTAAATCTCATTCATTCATTGACGGTATCATAATATCTAAGGATATAGTAATATGCTTAGAGGTCGATGAGGAGGCACATCGTAATTACGACCCAGTGTGTGAGAAGACACGATTGAATGATGCAAGTGCTGAATTAAGACTACAATATACTGGTCATTATATTGCTTGGGTTCGGATAAATCCTAACATTCTAGATAGTAATGATAGACGAGACAGGTCTGCTAAAGCAATAAAAATTAGAGATTTTCGTCATAAAGAAGCTCTTGATATTATCACAAACTTACTGAAAACTCCAATTGATTGTATAAAATATATAGGATATTAACACAATTAAAATGATTGCGTAAGTAAATGAATACAAGTAAGAAAAAAATACTTCCACTATCAGGGGCTGAAGAAAACTTCACGGATTTTGTGTACGGAAGTGATAAATTTGGCAAGAAGAACAACAATTGCTATGCTTTTGCAATTGATTGGTTTCGCGGGGGAGGAAACAACAAGCTGCAACCAGGGCAGATATCAAAAACATTAAAACCCGATGACGACCTTACTGACCCAAAGACACTCAAGGCTCGTATAATTTCAGATCTTGCCACGAAGAAGGATGGTGGATACATTTCTTCGCCCTGTGTAAAATGCAAAGAAGGGTATTACAAAATCATGGCTGTCATTGATAAAGGTACCGACTATCATTTTTATAGACAGATGGGAGACATGGTGATAGACACAAATGGAAAGAATATCAACACGCTTGCCAGAAACATGGGCTTAAACAAGTCTCAGATAGATATTCCCACAAACTCCAACAAGGCGCTCGTGAAGAAAGGAGGTCTCTTTGCCCACAAGCGAGGTCTGGCAGACCTGACCGTTCTCGATGCGTCAGGCAAGTTCATCACGGATCCACGATCCGCCAACAGAAACTATGGCGACACCGATTACAGCACATATGTCGCCACCTACTGCATAAACAAGAATTTTGGACGGGGTCAGGATTTCAACTGCAAAAATAAAAAGAACGCATAATCACGTGGACTTTATCTCTACATCTACATTCTTTGCAACATCATTGTAAAAATCTTTCGTCTCTACGGGAAATTTGTACATTCTATGATCGCCAGCAGCACACATCTTTATGACTTGAGCACCAGATATAGGTTTCTCTTTCTTCTTTCCTGTGTCAAAAGAAGGCGCCGTCATATCCTTTAACGCTCTTTGTATATTCTGAGGGGCGTATGGTATGTGGTAGTCATCATCAAATAAATTTGCGCTCTCTTTTAGATACTCGTTCCGGTATTTCTTCAAGTCCTTTGTTATCTCCTGGCCAGTGACCGGGTCTTTGTGAATGACGGAGTCTTTACCAGAGTCATACTTTACAAACTTCTGGTCAGCACATATCCCACGCGTATATCTGAACAAAATAGCAGGTATCTGTTGAGGGTCCGCACCGCGTATTTCGCTTATGAACTCTGGTTTGTTAAATATGGCATACACTGCCTCTACCGCAGATTTATCTGGGATTGCAAGGGTGATGTTGATGTTGTTAGTGATGCTATGGTCATTAACTACATTCTTGACAACACCTGTATTTCCGTTTATGATGTTATTTGTTGTATTGACCGTCGCCAAGTGTTCTTCCTCGGACACAAACCGCATCTCCTTCTTGTTCATGACATTATGCATACATTTCTTGGTTTTAGAATGTTTGCAAGCACCATGAGAAGAAAGTGTTTCATAACCACAATCACAGGAATAAAGGATTCCACTTATGAATTTTACCATCCTGATATCCTACCACATACAAATATTTAAGTTGTTTACAAGTGGGATATCCCAACACTACAGCGTTAAAGGGGATATCTGATATCCCTTTTATTTTTTTTTTTTTTTTTTGAAATTAATTTTCTTAATATTA